ATGAAACTGCTATTTATAGAAGACGATAAGAAAATAGTTGAATCTATCTTCTTACTATTCAAATCCTTTTGGCCGGATATGGAAACCAAAGCTGTACACTTGGGTAAAACCGGCATTGAGACTGCTTATAAAGAGGACTTTGACATTGCCATAATAGACCTGGGACTGCCTGATATTGATGGCATAAATGTCCTCAAACAAATACGGGCATTTTCCAGTCTACCCATACTTATTTTAACCGCCAGAAATAATGAACAGGAGATTTTTACCGCTTTTGAATTAGGTGCAGATGATTATATTACCAAACCTTTTCAGCCGCTGGAACTTATAGCCAGAGTAAAATCCCTGTTAAAACGCCTAAGCAGAGCCAGCCAGGACCTGGGAGTTAAATACGGGCACTGGAAATTTGGTACCAGCCTGAAGGAAATATCTTATAACAATATTCGCGTAAATTTAACCGTTACAGAAGGCCAGCTGCTGCACATTTTGTTGACCAAAGCCGGAAGTACTGTCAGTTATGCTGATATATCCAAATCAATTTGGGGGCGCAACGAATATTATGCCAAAGAAACTATTAAAACCCACATTATGAGGATAAGACAAAAACTAAGCCGCATTGATAATTCCAAAGAATTTATCATAAATATACCCGGAGTTGGCTACCAGATAGTTGAATAAATGCTATCAGAAACGATGTGTATATTTTAATTGAATTCCCAGAGCACCCGAGTAACATTTGGCGTCTAACATTGCCAAACCGTAAAATCTGAGTAGCTCTATTTAGGAGGAGGTCAGGAGTTCGAATCCCTCCGGCTCCACCATATAAGAACGCTAATTTTGATACGGTAAGTATCGAGGTTAGCGTTTTTATTTTATGCCCGGAAATGGCTTGAAATAAGGCTTTTCGTCACTTTGCACTTTGCACAGTCTGCCTCAAGCACAGGAAAATACACACCGCTTGCGAGTTCTTTTGCCTTGTCCCATACCCTCGATTTACTATTTATCGGTGGGGTGTTCACTTTTTCGGAGGGGTGTGCATCTTCGCAAATTATAGGTGCAAATGGGTAAAAAAAGAGGTTGAGCCTTATAGCTCAACCTCAATCTCTGTGCTGTTCTTGAACTGAAATACCATTCTGCCCTCGTGGAAAACAGTGGCTTTTTCAAGCAATCCGACCCACAGCCTTTCGTTCCATTCTTCGAGGACGAGGGGCTGTTGCTTTATCGCTTCGATGAAAAGTCGGAGTTCACGGTCGCGGTCTTGTTTTCGCGCTCTTTCCGCAGATAGCGTATCAAGACGAAATGCGGTCTTTTCATAGCGTTTCACCAAACTGCCGTACTTTTTTGTGTACTCCTCTTGTGCCAGTGCGGAGGATGCATTTTCTTTCACGCAGGCTTTAACCATCTCTGCCACAATGTCGATTTCCTCGGTGAGCTTCTCAATCTCAGCATCCAGCGCAGTGCAGTCCGAGACCTTCCGGCGCATTTGAGTGCAGTCGGCGATGACCCCATCACGCTTCTGCATCAGCTGATTGTAAGCCAAGAGGAACTTTTGCTGTATCGTTTCCGTATCAAGGTGCGGTGTCCCGCATTTCTTTTCGCCTTTAAATTTACTGTTGCAGCGCCATATCACCTTGCGGTAGGCATCGGTGGAGTGCCACACTTTTTGACCGAAAAATCCACCGCAGTCGCCGCATACCAGCTTCGAAGAAAAGATACTGTTCCCGCTGTAGGCTCTGCCGAGCGTCTTTCGTCTGTCGATTTCCGCCTGCACCATGTCCCAATCGGTAGGGCTGATAATGGCGTCGTGGCTGTGTTCCACATAGTACTGCGGGACTTCGCCCTCGTTGACCTTCATCTTTTTCATAAGGAAATCCACAGTAAAACACTTCTGAAGCAAGGCATCACCCTTGTACTTTTCGTTGCTGAGAATGCTGTATACCGTAGTCTGGCTCCATTTCTGTTTGCCGGATGGCGTAGGCGTACCGCGCATATCCAAATAACTGCAAATCCCCGCCGGAGTTTTACCTTCAAGGAAAAGTTGGTAGATGAGCCTCACAGTTTTGGCTTCCTCTTCATTTACAACCGGGGTGCCGTCATCGCCCTTTTCGTAGCCGAGGAACTGTTTGTACGGCATACTGACCTTTCCGTCTGCAAAGCGTTTCCGCTGACCCCATGTGACGTTCTCTGAAATGGAGCGGCTCTCCTCCTGCGCAAGGCTGCTCATAATGGTGATAAGAAGTTCGCCCTTGCTGTCGAATGTGTAAATATTTTCTTTTTCAAAATAAATCTCCGTGCCGTGCTCCTTCAGCTTGCGGACAGTAGTCAGACTGTCGACGGTGTTACGCGCGAAGCGGCTGACGGATTTCGTGACAATAAGGTCGATTTTGCCACCCATGGCATCTTGAACCATCTGATTGAAACCATCGCGGTGTTTTGTATTTGTGGCTGAGATGCCTTCGTCCGTATACACTGTGACAAATTCCCAGTCATCACGAGCCTTAATGAATTTCGTGTAATAGTCGATTTGCGCTTCATAACTTGTAAACTGCTCATCGCTGTCCGTTGACACGCGGGCATATCCCGCCACGCGGCGTTTAGCTATGGAAGCGGTCGGGAGCGCCGTGAACTTATTTTTGGTAGCGGGTATCATCGTTACTGCTCTTGACATGAGTTTTTCCTCCTTTGCCTTGTTCTTTCTGCGGCGGTGTGCTTCATTTCTGCAGTCCAGCTATCCCGCCGTGAACGGTCTGCCCATGAGCGTTCTTCGGTTCGCCCGTCATTGAAAACGAACCGTAAGTGGTTATCTTCCGGCACTTCAATGCGCTCTATCAAGGTGCCGAAAACAGTCGAGTCGTATTTTCCCGTGCCGAGAACATCGGCGCAAACCGATTGAAGCGTGGTTTCAGGTATCTTTTTTCCGTGGCAGTATGCCTTACCCTGCGATAAATAGGTGGAGCAATTCCATCCGACTGAGCCGTTACTCGTAGTGCGCTTAAAGTTTTTACCGCAGTGCGGGCAATAAATGCGACCCGTGAATTCACTTTGCTGTGGTACCGGTCTGGTTTTTGCGGCATCGCACATTTTTTGTAATACCATCTGGGCCGCATTGAAGCTATCCACATCAATGATGGCAGGGTGCGTTTCCTCGGCATAGAACATCGGTAACTCGCCTTTATTTCTACATTTTTTCTTTTCCAGATGATTGTTGCGGTAGTGCTTTTGGAGCATTGCATTTCCGATATATTTTTCGTTTCCGGCGGTTTCGCGGATGCGTTGGGCGCACCATTTTCCGCCGAGCGCGCCGGGAATGCCACGCTCGTTCAGGTCTCGGCTTATGGTACCGAAGGTATCCCCGACGATGACCCGCTTGAATATCTCGCACACAATCGGGGCGGTTTCCGTGTTGATTTCTATTTCCCCTTTTGTAATGCGGTATCCGAACAGGAACCGCCAATTAATGAGCTCGCCGTTTTCAAAGCCTTTTCTGACCCGCCATTTCTGGTTTTCGCTTGCGGAAAGGCTCTCCGCCTGCGCGTATGATGCAAGAATGGTCAGCATCAATTCTCCCTCGGCGCTCAATGTGTGGATATTCTGCTCCTCAAAATAAATGTCCACCTCCAACGCTTTCAGTTTACGAACGGTTTCCAGTAAGGTCACCGTGTTTCGTGCAAAGCGGGAGATGGACTTTGTAAGTATCATATTCACTTTTCCGGCACAGCAGTCGGCGAGTAACTTTTGAAAATTCTCTCTGCTGTCTTTCGTACCGGAAAGGGCTTCATCGGCATAAACACCGACATATGACCATCCCTCGTGGCCTTGTATCAATTTGCTGTAATAGCTGACCTGTGAGGACAGCGAGTGAAGCATGGCATCTTTCCCAGTCGAAACGCGGGCGTAGGCAGCAACCTTTTTCTGCTGTGCCAGCCTGGGCTTATGCGATACTTTATTTACTGTTTTCGGCATTTTGTCACCTCCTCGTAGTGTGACATATTACCGTCGTTCTCCTTATATAGCAAGTTATTATCGCGGAATAAACTACACGAAGACAAGCCGTATTTCTCGGCCATTATTGTATCAATTTCAAGGTACTCGCTCTCGGTTAAAATCCCCTTTACAAGCATCAGCCGAGCCTGCGCCATTGCGGATTTGTAGCCGCAAATACGGTCAAAATACTCCTTATTCATCGCCGCCGCGCTCCTTACCGAACCGCGTCGCAATGTAGCAATCATGAGAGCAATATTTTCTGCTTTTATTGCCGTGGCTCTCAAAAGGCGCTCCGCATTTTTCGCAAACAAAGTGATACGTTGTTTTTGCCCGGCTTTGGCGCTGATGGATGTTCCACCACGCAACACGGCACCTGTCGGAGCAGAACTGACGTGGCTTACATTTTTCTTTGATAATTATTGGCTTCCCGCAGTACTTGCAGGCGGCTGTATTATTAAGCGCATCAGAACTCAAGCCATTTCTTCTGCAATACGATTTAACCGTATTCTCTGAAATAGAAAAGTTTTGAGCAATTTTCGAGTATCCATATCCCTGACGGCGCAGCACCTTAATTTGCTCTTTTTGCTCGTTCGTCATTGGTCATCCTCCAGTCCGAGGGAATCTCTCCCTCAATACTCACTGGAGGGAAAGCGGCGTCTTGAACGAAAAAAGAGCAAAAAAAAAGACCCGCGAGAGTGAAATATCACAGTCGCGGGTCTGAAACTATAACCACAGGTCAACTATTTGACCCGTGGTTACTTGCTATTCTCTAATAGGTATTATACTTTATCGGCGTAGTCCAGAGAAATCCAGCCGTTGCGCTTGCTTTTGAAGGACTTGAGTAGCCCCCACTTTGAAGAGCCAGCGCCGTCGGCTTCCTCTACGATGGTGAACACACCTTTACCCGTATATTTTCCCAGAGCGCCGTAGTCGGTGCCGGGACCTTTACGGATATTCAAAGTTGCGATGCTAACACGGACGCGGTACGGCTCGAAAATGGCAGGTTCATCAGCGGACGCATCAGGTTGTTCCGTGCCGGATGCAACGAGCAGCTTTCCGACCTCGGCGCGGAAGGTATCCATCGACTTACTGTGCTTCGGGAACCAGTGCATCACATCGCCGTGATTGCTGGCGATGCCCAATTTGTAACCCTCACAGTGGCAGATAATATCCTTTTCGGTAAGGTTATATTGCTTGCAGAGATACACGCAAAGCTCAACAACCTCCTTATAAACGGCAGAAAAATACGAGGTGTCGGTCAGACCGTCCTCGCAGATTTCAAAGCCGATATGCGTATCGTTGCCGGAGCCTTTTGAACCGCTGCCGCAATGCCAGCCCCGGTGATTCCACGGTAGCGTCTGATAGGTGGCGATGCTTCCGTCAGCCAGCTTGCCGATGAAGCCATGGACGCAGACCTGTCGACCATCCGGCTTGTCCTGATTCCAGTGATTATTGTTCTGGTTCTTACCAAGCGAGCCGTCATCGGGACCGACATAGCGTTTGAGGTTGGGATTGTTCGCCCCGGTGGAATGCACCATGATGCCTTTCGGGGTAATGGTTCTGCCCGCCTTGTAACAGGCGTTGTTGGTCAGAATGAGTTTGTGTAGGTTCATTTATTTGTCCTCCGATCTGTCGTGAAGCTGTTCCAAAATGTCCTTGAGTTTCGCCGGGATGGGCAGTCCGAGATGCCCAGCATTTTCGAGCATCGAGACACCCTCGTTGGAGCAGTAGAAGAAGATGACTGCTGTCCGCAGAACTTCTCCGTTGCCGATGAGGTAGGTGTCCATGATATGTCCGATGCCGACCATTACGAATATCAGCACCTTTTTGCAGATGCCCTTAAAGCCGACTTCGCTGGACAGCTTTTTATCCACAATCGCGCACATGACGCCCGTGATATAATCGGCGATCACAAACACCAGCAGCGCATAGATTAAACCGTCCATGCCGCCGAAAAACCAGCCGATTGCTCCGCCGACTGCCGACAGCGCGAGTTGAATCCAATTCCAGATTTCTTTCAT